GTTACAGGGTTGGGAGCATTGATCAGCATGTGGTTTGTACTTCAGGCAGACATTGCCGAGGCAAAGGAATTACCCGCACCCGAACCTCCAGAGATTACACGCATGGAGTTTGACATGAAAGACCAGTTGGTTCGTCAAACAATCATGAGTACCCAAGAAGATGTCACCGAGATCAAGGAAGACATGAAACGCATTGAGGAAAAAATCGATAAACTTAAATAACATGAGACATGAAAACTGCACTATTGGCTGCGTTATCTCTACTATTATTCTCGGCGGTGTATGTGTCCACGGACAATCCTGCCCCAGAAATAAGTAGTAGTGGTATCTGTGTGGTAGAGTTTAATGCTAGCTTCAATGCTGCAAACTCTGTTACGTGGATAAACAAAATAAGCGATTGCACTACAAATCGCATAGACATTGCAGCATCGCCTGATCTGCAAAAAGAACACAAGATAGTAGTTGTGCCGACTATTATAGTGTTTAACGAGGGGGAAGAAGAAGCCCGCTTTCAGGCAAATATTATGATGCAGCTTGAAGCTACAGAAAAAGATGTACAAGAAGCTGTAGATGAAATCATAATGAACTCGTTTTAATTAGTATCTTACAAACAAATAGAATAAAATGGCAACTTTAAATGCAACACTCTCTCTTACTTCGAGTGACGCCACATCCGATAGACTTAGCGTATCAGTAACTGACGCTTTGACTATAACCAACCCATCTGTTAATCTGGCTCGTCTGTCAGTTGCAACAGATGCCGCTACTAATATCCTTACTGCCTCCGGCAATTCTGCTATTACGTATGTGTACATCAAAAACACAAACACCGACGCCGGTCACGTGCTCACACTTAAAATAGACGACGCAACAGCATTCGCAGATGTTGGGGCTGGTGAGTTTGTACTACTCCCTGTTAAAGGAGGTGTCGGTCTTGAGTGTCAAGCGTCAGGCGCAGCTGTAGTAGCTGAGTACGGGTACTGGACGAAGGGGTAATGGCTAGCGAGGGTCTACGTAAATGGTTTGGCCGTAACAGCGGTCGAGGCTGGGTGGACTGCAAAGCTTCCAAGGCTGCAGGTAAATTTGTACCCTGTGGTAGAAAATCTAAATCGGAAGGCAGGAAGACGGGATACCCCGCTTGCCGTCCCACACTCAGTGGGTGTACCCGAAAAGGTATGTCTGCTAAAAAATCTACCAAGCGTGTGTCTTGGAAAAACAAAAAGAAATGAGATATAAAAAGCAAAAAGGTGGTAAGAAACCTAAAACATATCTAGACACTGCTCTGACTAGAAAGCAGACGGAGGAAAGAAAGAGGTTGCAGAAAAACACTAAGAGCGCCTTCTTTCAGAAGCTTCCAGATCTGACTCCAGAAGAATCTAAAGTTGCAAGACAGTACCCCGGGGGTACTCCATATGACGATGATGGTCCTGCAGGAAAAGAACCTAAAAACAAAAAATCTAAAACAATGAAAAAGAAAATGCAGGCAGGGGGTCTTAAGAGCCCAGGAGCCAAGCAAAAGGGACTCAAGAAGCTCCCTAAGCCCGTACGCAACAAGATGGGCTATAAGGAAATGGGAGGTAACTATATGGAACCTTCTAAAGAAATTAAGTTTGGTGGGCCCGCCAAGAAGCAGACAGGCGGTACAACTAACTACCCAGTCTACAAGAAAGATTCTGACGAAGCTAAATCATTCCGTGCGGCATACGCTGCTGCAGCAGATGGAAGCACGTTTACTTGGCAAGGACGCAAGTATCTCAAAAAGGAGAAGGAAACTTCAGCTCCCAAGCCAACTTCAAGTAAGCCAGCTAAGACTGTAGATACTGGCGGTAGCTCAACTGCAGACAGAATTGCTAGAGGTGATACGTCTGGTGCTACTAAAGTTGAGGCTTCTGCAAAGGAGGGCTCTAAAAAGAGAGATGCTAGAAGAGCTGGACGTAAGGCAACTCGTGCTACGCGTAGAGCAGATCGCAAGTCTGGTGCAGCTAAGGTTTCTAGAATGGAGAAGCGCAACGTAAAGAAAGTTGGTAAAATCCAAAGCAGAGCTTCAGCTAAAGCAACTAGAGAAGAGAAGAGAACCGAAAGAAAAGCTCCAAAGCTTGCTAGACGTGCAGCTGTAAAAGGGGCTAGAGCTCAAATGAAGGAAAACATCAGAGCAGCAAAGGGTAAGACCGACAAGAAGTTCTTGGGCGGACTTATGGGAGCTATTGGTGGAGCTAAAGGTGGTGGTGGTCTTAAGGGGGCACTCAAAGGAGCTGTCGGCGGAAGCTTGCTTGGTAGAGGCATCGGCGCACTCAAAGGTGCTATGGGAGGCGGTGGTCTCCAAGGTGCTATGCAAGGTGCTGCTGGTGGTGCATTCGGAAATGCTAACCCTATGGCTCAACAGGGAATGAATCAACAAGAAGAGCAAATGAAGTACGGAGGAAAGAGAAAGAAGGGTGGAATTAAGGACAGAAGAAAATCAAAGCGAAGAGGCCGTAGATAATGAAATACCCAAAACTTGATTATAAGAAAGGAGGGGCACGCAAAGATGCATGCTACCACAAAGTAAAAGCACGCTATTCAGTGTGGCCCTCTGCTTATGCATCAGGAGCTCTCTCCAAGTGCCGTAAGGTTGGTGCATCTAACTGGGGCAAAGGAGGAAAGAAAGGCTAAGTGCATACAATCAAGGATATACATAAGGATTACCTAAAGCATGTTGAAGACCCTATAGAGACTCGCTTGTTCAAGCAGCTCTGTGAGGAATTCAACATGCAGGTAATTGATATGATTCTTGATGGTAAGGGGTTCAGTATGGGCAGTAACATGTCCAGCCTTTCCGTAATGAGGATTGAGCGCAACCCTAGCAAACCTACTATTGATTGGTGGGAGAGCAACAAGTACAAACAGGAACTCCTATCTCAAGGTAAGGAGCTCTACAATGCAGAGACCGAGAAAGGTGAGAAGTGGTTTATCTACTACACCGATCCTTGGTACTGTAAGTACCATTGGAAGAAATCAAAGTGTAAGATTTCTAACAAGTCTGCATACAGGTTTACCCCAACCAGAGGTATAAAGGGGAACAAAGAGAAGTTAACTAAACTGTTGAAGGATAACGAGATAGCTTACCTAAGATTTAAGAAACATGGCAATATATAAGACTACATCTTCTCAGATAATCCTTAGAAAGGTTATGAGAGACTTGAATCCCCCCGACGGGAACTGGATAGATGATGCCGTAGAGTGGATTGGGGAGGCTCTTGAACACATTGGAGCAAGTGCTCAATTGGTAACAGAGGGGTGCGTGCTAGAAGTCAAGGACTTTAAAGCAGTACTGCCTCCAGACTTGTATTATATAAATCAGATATCGATCAACGAATCTGTCAGTGGGATAAGTACGGCTAGTCAAATAAGCACTCTAACCGCCCTGCTTGGTGAGGCATTGGACGATACAATAGAGGCAAGAAACAAGGTGACAGATAGCATAGCAACTCTTGTTGATGGCACCATCAAGAGTGATCTGACTGATACCGGGATGAACGAGGCTAGAACTGCGTTCAAAGGAACAAGCCCTACTTTAAATGAGATCAACACTAGACTGCAGATACTAGAGAATGACTACATGTCTCAGCCCCAGACCATGTTGTCTTACTGTACTACAAACTTCCCAGAGGGCATACACTGCGAAGATTGTGTAAACAAGACAGCCAAGTGCAAGGAGTGCTACTTCGTGGAAGACGGGTATGTAAAGACATCCTTCCAAGAAGGTAAAGTCTGTCTATCGTACAAAGCATTCCCCACAGACGCAGAATGCTACCCCTTAGTTCCAGATGACATCAGCTTCAAAGAGGCTATGTTCTGGTACATATACAAGAAGATGTTGCTTGGGGGATTGCAGAGTACCAACGGTATTGCTTATGACTTCGCAGACAATAAGTGGAGATACTACTGCACACAGGCACGCAACTCTGCAGTGTACCCAGACATTGATAGATACGAGTCATTTATGAACCAGTGGGTGAGGTTAATACCCAACATCAATAGAACCGACAACGGGTTTGAGAACTTGGGAACTAGAGAAGATATCTACAGAGGTAATTACAGTACTACATGAAGAAGTTTGTAAAAGGCATGCACAAAGACTCGGAAAGAGTCGATCAGCCTGAAGGTACACTTAGAGACGCTCTCAATGCCAACTTGTATTATTCCAAGGGGGCTATTGTTAATGAACAAGGTACGATACGTCTTGGAACTCACCTGATGCATATCATTGGTGCAGTCCCTCTACTTAACAACCAAGTTATATCTTTCTGTTACGTAGATCCAAATCCAGTAATCAATATTGCTGGTCCTCCCCTCCCAGACTTCTCATCCGAGAACTCCGGTATAGTATTAACAAATACTAGAACGAACGAGAGTAGGATTCTATATATGAGTCCAAATCTAAATTTTCAAAAGAGTCACCCAATTGTGGGGGAATTTAAAGTAGACTCCAAGAATGAGATCATTGTCTACTTCACAGACAACTACTATACAGAAGAGGATACCCCTGAGGGTAAGGCAATCAAAAACTTTAATCCTCCAAGGGCGTTCAATGTTACACGTCAGTTAGAGTATCTCAAAACAGACGGTAGCCAAGGTGCATACACCAAGCTGTATGACAGCGATGAAAGTTTTAGCGTCAGTAAACTAAGCTTGTTTGCAAAAGTAGGCAAGCACTCTATCATAGAGAAGGCTTCAATCTTTGAGGGAGGAGTGTTGGTTTCAGGAGCATACCACCTAGCACTGTGTTACTCTGACGAGAACTTCCTTGAGACAGACTACTTTGTAGTATCAAACCCTGTCTACATATTCCAGAGTCAGGAACAGCAGTACCCTGCAGATGTTATTACTGGGTGCCAAGCTGGTAGCCAGACAACAAAGGCAATCAAGTTCCAGGTTAAAACATTCTACAACAACAACTACAAATTCCTACAACCCACTATTATACAAAGGGTGGGCAATGCAGAGTTTGCATATAAGCTGGAAAGAATAGAACTAGCTAACAACGGTAGTGGTCTTACCATGGATGTTGTCTTTACAGGCAACGAGGAAAAGTCTACATCTTCAGTAGAAGACATCATCATAGATAACGTAGGCTACCTCACAGCAAAGAGCATTACGCAATTGGATGATAGGTTGTATTTGGGAAATCTCAAGTCTAGAAAAGACATTGGATTCCAGCGGTACGCCAACAACATAAAGCTAGAAACAGTTGTAAAAGATTACAATAGGTTTGACATCCGCATGTTTGATGTTGTAAGCCTCAACAAGGGCTACGCTCAGATGCTGTTACCCTACGCTGCAGACCAGGGAAATTCTGGAGCTCAGTTTGGTATAGGACAGACATTTGTTTCTCAGCAGTATGGCACGGGAACCAGTCTTGGGCAGCAGATGAATGATGATCAGATCCGAAGAACATACTTTGAGCACCTCTACGGGCTGTTGAAGTTTGGGAGTGGGGTGGTGACAGGCATGACGGATGGGGAGGTAGAGCAAGGATACGGCCTAACAGATAAAGTAGCGAAGGGATATAAAGACTTTAGGTTCTCTTATAAGCAGAAGACATTCCGCAGGGGAGATGTATACGCATTTTATATATCATTTGTACTAAAAGATGGTACAGAGACATATGCCTACCACATCCCAGGCAGGGAGCCGCTTAAGGCTAAAATTATCTCAGGGGCAAACCCCAGCGCTCCCCCAAAGTACCTTAGTGAACGAGACAGCTTCACCACTTCTGCAGGAAGATGGAGTGAGGTAAGAAACTCTTTTGGGTTTTACCCCTCAGAGATAGCTGTAAATGACCCAAATGCTAGAATTTACCAGTATGTAGATTCTAGTATGCGTGATGCCATGGTTCCGGACTTTATAAATGACGGTCAGGTGTACGGAGGAGCAATAAAACAACACAACGGCTTTTCGTTCTGGGAGAACATAAATGAAAGATACCCGGAAAGCGACGACTTTGTAGGTGGAGCAGTGAATGCGTCTGGAGATGGCATACTAAACTCTTCACTTGACCTAAGGGGAGACAGGGTTAGACACCACAAGATGCCTTCTAACCATAACCCCCGAAGCTCTTACCTGCGTATGCATAGTGGGTTTCTATCGGACGAAGATCAGCCAAGAGACATATTCAACCAAGTTCTTGGACAGCTTAATGCTAGCGGATACTATACATCCCATCAGTCTGTCGTACCTGAACAGTATACAAACGAGGTAGTTTCAGGTCTTACAGGATTTGATAATGCCTACAAGGAGAGTAAGATTGTAAGCAGAGATCCAATAAGACTTCTGGGTATCCAACTGAAGAACATTAAGATACCAAAGCACATCCTAAAGAAAGTGCAAGGGTACAAGGTGTACTATGCTAAAAGAAAGCCTGAAGACAAGATCGTTGCGGGGCAAAGCATTGCAGTTCCTTCGCATCCTAGATATGCTTCTGTACCTACTCAGAACAAACTTCTTGCTAGGAGAGGTCCTTACAAGAATGCATTCTATCTGTACGGGGGACTAGAGCACACAGATGCTAACGCAATGCTCATCAGCGCAGATTGGAAAAGAAACACTGTTAGCTCTCAGACAGGTCAAGACTCTAGATACGTAGGACACCCTGTATTTACATTCCACGACTTTACGATGCTTCGTAAGAGGCCCACGCTTGAAAACATTACCCATGTTTCTTGCCAAGCAGGCATCACGTTCAGACACTTCACTGGGGGCCCGAACATTTTTGAGAAGCCTGTATCTAGAACCCAAATCAACGACGGAAGTGGGGCATCTAAATCTGGAAAAGGGGGAGCCAAAGACCTTACCATATTCCCCTCCCTGGGATGGATACACCCAGACCTTGGAAACACCACGGACTTTGATAAGGATGGGCAAGTAGTAGACATCACAGATAACTTTGTTGACCTGCAAGAGGACGTGAGTAATCCTTACGGAAATGCAGATACCGACGGATCGAAGCCAAAGAAGAAAGGATTCTTACGCAGAGTGTTTGGTAAAATAGTAGGTAAAGACGAAGACGACGGAGACGGTAGTAGCGATCTGGATGATGCTGTAAGATCTAAAGATCTTATGATCAGGCAGTGGAGGACGTCTGTGTGTATTGCCGCTAAGTATTCTATGCCTAACCACGTCATGGACATATCCGAAGCAGTAAAGGGTGGGGCTAGTAGACTTAACCATGATAAGCACTGGAGTACAAGTTCTATGGGACTGAACCAAATGGTGTTCAGAGTAGACCCAAACAGTAAGATATATGCACAGGGACAGTCCAATATTGAGGTCCCAGAGTCTACATCTTTTAAAGGAGCTCAGGTACTATACAACAGAGGCGGAGAGAGCAGCATTGTCATCGGTTTGGATAGTGGACTTCCTCATCTCAAGGGATACAGATTTAAAGGTGCTTCCTACTGGAACGGAGGAGCTGAGGACGGTACGGCGTGGGATATTGTAAAGTGGGGAGAGCACGATAACTTCTTGTATCCTGACGCGTTCTATCACGAACGTATGCCAGATTACATAGAGGAGGGCAACCAATACGGCAATGGAGATCCTGAGAGTGCAGAATATTACTATAGAGGATTCAAGTACGGTCTTAACCCACCAGATAATGCGTTTGACGGATACCCAATGGCGTGGCTTGTAAACTTGGAAAGTGCTAAAACAGATGTCTACAACCCGTTCGATAAACAGGAGCTTGTATGGACAGGATACTATAAGGCTATAGAGCCAAGAGAAATAACCGTAAGCGACGGAGTCGTTAATGTACTTGGTCTTGATACTGGTGAATGTTTGGATGATTATGATAACGTAACCAATTATTACCAAGGCGGAGAGTCTGGGGAGATATTTGGGGGAGATACCTACATCAGTAGGTATGCTTTCAGAACAACATCTCACAGTTACGGACACTGTTACTTCAGGGCTGCTCGCAACAGGGGAAACAATTTGTCTGATCCTGGTTCTGACCACACAGATTCTGGGCCTATTGATGACAATAAGTTCCACACAAAACAAGGAAACTATGATAGGTTCCAAGCAGACCTACCAGACTATCTTAACCCCAACAGTGGTGCGACCTTTGGAAAGGTAAACGGTATGAACATCTGGGTAACAGACGTAGATACTTTTGATGACAGGAGTGAACAATTTGAGGGGGCTAAGCAGCTAATAAGCAACGTAGACAACTGGGTACAGGGAGACTCAAATCCTCAGTCTACACTGTTCTCCTTTATGGTAGAGTCAGACGATAACTTGGGATTGAGACACAAGTCTGATGTCGAGAAAGGCGAGACCACAAAGTTCTTCGATGCCGACGTGGCTATGGATGTTTTGATATCTCCTCCCACCAACGACTACACCAAACAAGACAAGTTGCTGTATGAGGACCACTACTCATTCTTGCAGGACATTAGAGTAGCAGTGCCATTCCCAAAAAGATTGCCGGCGGGAGATGACGTAAGCACATTCCCAACAAGGGTTATCAGATCAAAGGCTGCAGGGGGTATAATCGGTGATCAGTTCCGACAGTTCCTGGCCAATGATTACAAGGACATGGTCAAGAACCGTGGAGAGATATGGTCCCTGTTTACCCTTGGGGGTATGTTGTACGTTCACACCGAGAGGTCTTTGTTCCGCACACAAGGAAAGGAGAACCTCGCTGTAGGGGATGTAACAGCATTCATTGGGAGCGGTGACATCTTTGCACAAGAGCCTATGGAGCTTCGAGATACAAAGAATGGATACGGAGGAACCACGTCTGTGTATGGAGGAATAACTACACCCTACGGTCGATTCTATATTTCAGCAAAGGACAGAAAGATATACAACGTCTCAGGCCAGGGGATAGAAGAAGTGATGGGCGGGATGGAGAGTTGGTTAAGAGATAACATTCCTTTCCAGATAGAGCAGTTAGGGATAGACCCGTACTCTGAAAGTTTCACACACCACCCTGATGCAACAACCGGTAGTGTTTCTATGGGATTCGCCATGTCCTATGATCCTGTGTACAAAAGAGTTCTAATCACAAAGCGAGAACCAAAGCCAACAGCAGCGTTTTTTAAAGGCAGGTCCAGAGAACCTGGAACTAAAAATTCTATCGTAACTAAGGATCAGATAACACTTACTGCGAGTCAGCTGCTAGTTTACCTTAATGCACCTGGAGGTCAAGCTGTTGTGTCTATCAGCGATCTACCTCTTGGACATCTTTTTGTGGTAGACTTTGTAAATGATGACTATGTGTTCGTATCAGATATCACCCTAGGGAACCAAGCCTACTTTACCCCTGAAGGTTGGACTTTGTCCTATTACCCCGAGCTTAAAGTGTGGGGCAGTCGTCATAGCTATTTGCCTAAGTTGTACGTATCCACTGCTGAATCTCTGTTTAGCTACAAGGACACAAGTTTGTGGGAACATTCCGACGTAGATAACCCTGGGAATTTCTATGGTGAAGTTTATCCATTTGAGGTGGAGTTCATAGACAACAGTTCTCCTTCAGGAGGTAATCAATACTCGGCTCTGTCTTACTTTGCGGATGTCAAGAAGAGAAACTCTGAAAACGTTACACAGACTGAGGGTAGGACAAACCCAGGATTTACCTCCTTCTACGTGTACAACACATCCCAGGTATCAGCACTGTCCACAAACTTAAATTACCTACAGAACGTACGTAAAGTAGATGGATTTTGGTATATTAATTCATTCAGGGACCTAGCCAAGTATACAACTCAAACTAGTGAGTACATCAACTCAGGATTTGAGAACGTAGTTGGTGGAGTTACTGCTACAATAGAAGCACCTATATCGTCAGAACCGATGTTCACGGATGAGGGTGTAGTTAACCCCGAGTACCTAGATGCGGGTAAGCCTTGGCATATGCAGAAAAGGTTCGTAGATAACTTCCTCGGGGTTAGACTTAGCAACGATAACTCTAGCACTAATTTGTTATATTTGTATGCTGCTGGTACGAAGTTCCGTAAATCCAATAGATAATGTATAAAGGAGTAAATAAAGATGTACGGAGACGCCGGTCAGTAAAGAGATATCAAGCCGGGGGACAACTGCAAATGCCTACAGGTAACGTTGGTGACCTAGTCCAAGGCAGAAGCTTTAGAGCAGGGCTTGAAGACCTAGGTATGGGCTTGAGAGGACAAGGTCAAAACCTCATGCAGGGTATTAAAGGAGGTAATATTGGTTTAAGTGGGGCAGCAGGTCTGCTTGGTGCAGGCGCAGAGAAGCTAATCAGCAGGGGTTCTGCAACAGCAAGTGACCCATTCCGTACAGATAAGAAACAACGAACTGGTGCAGCTGTAGGCGGCGCCGTAAAGGGTGCAGGTAAAGGGTTTGACATAGGCAACAAGATCATACCAGGACTTGGTGGTGCTATTGGTGCAGGTATTGGAGCTATAGGAGGTCTTTTTAAAGCTCGTAGAGGACAGGAGGGTGAAAGAAAAGCAGCCGTTAAGGAGCTTCGTCGTGGACAGAATGAGGCGCTTAGAGCTTCTGCATTCAGTGGTCCAGACCCATTCTCGTCTAAAGCTGGTGCAGGATTTAACACTGCTACCTCAGCTACAAAAGCTTACGACCAAGTAAGCAGGGCCAAGTTTGGGGGTGAGCGGAAACTGCCAGGAGGCAAGGCTTCCCCACTTCCTGGAGGGGCTGTAGAGTTTATTGGTAAGAAGCATAGCCAGGGTGGTATTATGCTGGACAAGATGACAGAGGTAGAGGGTGGTGAAACTATGGATAAAGTAAACATGAAAAAATCAGGAGGGCGGGCAAAAGATTACATCTTCTCAGACTACCTCAAGCTTGGTGGTAAGACATTTGCCAACAGACATAAAGAACTCCTCAAGGGAGGTGCCAGTCAGAAAGACATTCAGAACCTTGCTAAGATGCAGGAGAAGAAAGCAGGTAGAACACCCAAGGTCATGCAGACAGGAGGAACTGCTGATCTTCTTGCTGGACTTGGTGAAGGTAACTTCTCCAATGACATGAGCGGAGAAGAAGCTGCAGCAGAGTTGAACAGAGCTGCGACCAATGCACGTAACCAGGGTAGAACACCCGAGGATGTTGAAGCGGCAAGAGCTGAAAGAGACAGGGTGGTGGCTGAAAACGAAGCTAAACGTGCTGCACGTGCAGAGGCTGGTGCTAAAGAGAAGGCAAAAGAAGATGGCTCTGGGCGTATCTATGGAGGTAATAAAGAAGACCAAATAGGTACTTGGCTGCAAAAGATGGAGAGTGACATGCAGAACCTTCCCGAAGAGAATAGAAACTTTGACTTCTCCAAGTACAAGAATGAGGACGGTACTTTCAATGCAGATGCATTCAACAGCAAAGAAGAAAAGTCTAAATTCCGTGAGTGGTACAACAACCTGCCGGATGACTTGGTAAGCGGTAAGATATCCGCAAAGAATGATGCAGGTGACTTGGTGTTTGGGGAGCAGTGGGCTAGTACAAACTTGTTGCAGCGGCCACCGGCGCCAGAAGAGTTGAACTACGAAGAGGTTGAAATGGACGTTAAGATACCTGATCCTGTAGAAGGGCCAGAGCCTGAACAACCAGAAGGAACTGTTGAGCCAGAAACACAAGTAAATAAGAAGAGAGATGTACCATTGGGTGCTTTGCTTGCGGGGGCATCACAACTGATACCACCAGCCTATGCTTTGTTGAAGAAGCCAACTAGAGTGCCTGGATATGCCCCACAGTCTTACGCCAAGCCACAGCTCCCGAGAGTAAACTTCAATGCAGAGAGGTCATCTAATGCCTCAGATATGAGAGCAACTATGGCGAGCATCGAAAACAACGCAGGGGGACCAGCAGGTATGGTAAACATGATTGCTGCAATGGGCAAGAAGAGGAAAGGTGATTTGCAGATTGCAAACGCAGAGTCTAGAGCAAACAAACAATTGGCTGCTGAAGAAGCAAAGTTGGGAGCACGCACATCTGAGTTCAACATCGGTCAAGATGCTGCAGCTCAGACGTTTAACAGACAGCTTGCAAGAGAGCAGATCAAAGACAGGCGTGAAGAAGTCATGGGCGCACTTGATGCGGCAGCGGATCGTGTAGCTGGTATTACTGGAGATGTCTTAGACTACAAGGGGCAGGAAAGATTGGCAGAAGCTACATCAGGTGAGACTGGTGTGTTGCTTAGAGAAGAGCTCCGCAGATCTAATCCCAACATGTCTGAGGAAGAAATTGCAACTCTAGCTGCTCAGATGCAAGAGAAAGGTCAGAAAGGAGGGGGTAAGGTTAAGAAGAAGAGACAGCCCAGTGCTCGGAGACAGGCAAGAATAGAAGGGAGAAAAGCAATACGAGATGCTAGAAGAGGAACAGCAGGACCAGCGGCACCAGTCCCTGTACCTCAACCACAACAACAAAAACGTGGTGGTTATATTAAGGGCCGTAAGCGAGTACAAAGAAGAAGATAATGGCATACAAATTCAATCCATATAGAAGTGTCTATCGTGATCCTCAGAGCGTAAAAGTGTCTGAGGTTTTGCGTGATAGGTATGTAAAGAACTTTGCCTCTGACTCAATGCTGGACAAGGCATTGAATGAGATGCTTGTTGCTGCAGAGTTTGCAGGTGACGTAGAGAAAGCAGAGGAGCTTAAGCAAAAGCTTCACAACAACTCTGCGGCACGCGTAGAACGTGGGGACTTTGAGAACCTAGGTATGGCCATTAACATGGACGTACGAGACTTCTCTAGAGAATATGAGCCCATTAAGCAGAACTACGAAGCTAGAGAAAAAGACAAAGAAGCTAAGCTTAAGCTTGTGGAAGCCGGTCGTATCACCAACGAACAGTACAACCAATGGGAGAAGCGTTCTCTAATGCGCACCAATGAAGAGACGGGGGATTACGAGGGGTATAGAGGGTTGCAGTACAAAGAAGATGGTAGCTTGGATAGAAGCAGCATTTACAATCCAACCACAATAGCACACAATGTAAATGTGGACAAGGAGATACTTGCTGCTTTGCAGACCATAGAAGGTGAGAAGAGTGGTGGGTATGTAACAAAGGTTCCTAGAACAGTACGGATAGATACTAACGGGGACGGTATAATTGACGGTAGCGATGGTGCATATGAGTTCATAGTACGCACAGAGTCAGGAGAAACTTACAAAGTAGATGAGGATAAGGTTAGAGCCGTAACCAACGAGGTGCTCAACCGGGGGGATGTGAGAGCTTATATGGAGCAGGATGCAGACTTCAGCACATTTGATATGCTGGAGGAAGACCTCGATGCAATGCTGGGAGCTAGAAAGGCTGCGTTGGAAGCAAAAGTAAACAGAGGCGACCTGTCTCCAAACGAGAGGGCAGAAGCCCTTAGCGCCATATCAAGCTTAGAACGTGCAATGGGGGGTGGTGTAGGATTGAAGAGAGCTACTGCTAAAGCAGCAAAGCTTGATGCAGAAAAAGAACGTCTGACCAGAATGGGTATTGAGGCCAAAGCCGTCAACTACACTGTGGGTGGAGGTTACGAGATGGACTACAGCGCTAGACAAAAAGAGAACTGGAGACGTGCTACCACCGGTAACGGTATACCAGCACAGCCTACAATGCCACCGTCAATAACAGGGGGTGGTGAGGTTGTCAACAGTGATCTACGAAATCAGGTAGACCCCAACACCGGTCAGACTATCGAGGGAGTAACAACAGAGTCTCTGTCGAACTATCTTACTGCCCAACAAGAACTTGCTGATCTAGCGGGACAGGAAATTCTTGATAATTATTCGTTCCTTCTGGGTGAAGAAGTAGACGGTGTCTTTACGTACACTGGAGGTGTAGAAGGCGCAGTAGACTACTTGGATACAACGTCTATGGAACAGATTCGAGCTAAGCTCAATGAAGTAGCAGCAGCCAACGGCAATGTCATACCACTTGCTGATGGAACGTCTGTATCAGTTCAGGCTGCTCTAGCGCAAATTGAACAAGAGAAGCAGAACGTTGAACACTACAGAAGAGTGGAAGAAGCAAACGCACTCATGGTCGAGTATGCTAATAATGAATCTTCCGCAAACGCAGAAGACGTAACAGGGTATGCTTCCTACGACGAGTTCATATCTGCGGCAACCAGCCCTGATAGTGTGGTGGGTGCTGCTACACACGCCGGGTTGTTAACAGAAAGACTGCTAAGAGAGTTTGGGTATACCCAAGCAAATAATCAGATAGGTGATGTTGCGAAGTATGTACATACAGTTATGGGAGGTGCGGTAAGCTTGGAGGATGTTCAAGCAGAACTTGACGCTATCATAGCTCATCACAACGACGAGGACAGTTCTGCAAACTTGTACTACGATAGACTTGGTTCTAGCGTAACTGAAACTCAAAAGAGACACTCGCGTCGGTTGATGGAGGAGATAACGTCAAATTTGGAAAACCGCAGCCAGTGGTTCGATGAGAACACACGGGGCAATTCTAGCTATCCTATATTCGACATCCCAGCTTATGCATCAGACGATGATTGGAAGAAGTTTACAAACCTGATTATAAATGCAGGCCCTGAATTATTGCTCAATAGACCATCTGTTGCATCAGGTCCTGACAATAGCGCTCTTACAGTCTTAGATGTTTTGGGGGTATCTTCAGAAAAGGTTAGTGATATAGTTGGCGTTCAAGCTACATTTACGACAAGAGAAGATGGAATGCCTGTACCAGCATTCCGTATTAAGTTTAAAGTTGGAGTCGGAGAGGGCAGTCAAACTCAAGATAGAGTAGTTGTTGTGCCTAGGGAGAGTTTGGGAGGAGAAGCCCAACAAATATTCGGATCTTTCACTGCTGGAACACTAGATGAAGAGATTCTTAAGAGTGCGTACCAGGTGCACAATACGTACCAAGGTGTGACTAAAAAGGATGGGTTTGTAACAGTGCCTTATAACGACGGCAATCTTGACCTGACTATTAAATTTACAGCTACTGAACAAGCTGCGGCAGAGGGAGCAGCGCCATCATTTGACTTGACTAGCGGGTATGTCTTTATCACGGGCACAGGACCAAACGGTGAGCAATTTGAGGATCTCAGAGTTACGTACACGGAGTATCAGCGAATGATGAGAGACCTAGGTGCAAAAGATGGAAGAGCAGCAGACCTCGCTTATAAACAACGAGAAGCTGCGCAGACACAAGGGCAACAACTTCCCCCAGTTTAATCGTATATTTATAGAACATGGCAGAAGAAATTAACCCGCTGACAGGTTTACCCTACACAAAAGCTGAAGATATAAACCCACTTACAGGGGAGGCGTACACTGTAAGACCTGCCTCTGACAATGTGTTTGCAGGAACCCGATCAATGGTAGGGGGCTTTGATGATTACAAGGGTACATACTTTAGTCCTGAGACTGAGGTAGATCCTTTTACAGATATGGAGGAGCAAAGAGCTCGCAACCAATCTAACTGGGACAAATGGGGCAATGGACTCGCTAAAGCTGGTCTTACTTTTACTGGGGCTGTGTCTGAAAACACAGCAGGGTATGTTCTTGGTCTTGCTGACTACGCACTGAGCGGGTTTGAGGACTTTGAGGAGTCCATGACCAACAACCCTGTTGGTCAATTCTTTGATGAAGCCAATGAGCACGCTAGAGAACACCTACCCAACTATCAAACAAACGAGGAAAAGGCTGAACAAGGGACACTTGCACAACTAGGCAATGCAAACTTCTGGGCAGACACCTTTATGAATGGTGCTGCATACTCACTGGGCTCTATTGCTTCTATGTATTTGACGGGGGGTGTTGGTGCGATTGGGGCTGCAGGAAGGGCACTAGGTGCTGGAGCTAAGATAAGCAAGGGACTTGCTGGGTACAGGGCTGTTAAGGCTATCCAAAATGGTATGGCTCCAATAGAAGCTATGAGAAAGGGAGCACAGCTACGTTCTGGTATAAGAGCGGGCAGTAAGGCACTCGGTTACTTGGAGGGTGGTGCTATGATGTCTATTGCAGAGTCTGCAGTAGAAGCACGAGAGACGGAAAGGACAGTAAGAGATGAGCTCATTGGTGATTACATGATGCGTTACGGTGTTGAAGATCAGAACATGATCCCCTCTCCCGACATGCAGGACATCGAGCAAACAGCTAGATTGCTATCTAACCAAGTGTTTGATGCAAACATGGCAGTACTAATGCCAACCAACCTTCTGCAATTTCATGGTATGCTTCGACCTATGCAGTTGGGCAGCAATGCAATTCACGGAACTGGCTTTGTAAAAGAGGGTGGTAAGAAAGTACTCAAGCAAAGCATAGATCAGTTGCCTGGATGGGCAGCTAAGGGTGGTAAGTTTGCTAGAACATACCTGAAGCCTACAGTTGGGGGCTTCGCTACGGAATCTTTCCAAGAATCAGCTCAGTACGCACTGTCACAAGGAGCTGTTGGTGTAGCAAAAGACGCAGCTGAAGAAGCAGAATCAGGTTCTGTTAGTATATACGAGGCACTTACCAACGGACGTAAGAACAAAGCCGAGATGCTGAACATTGCAGAACGAGGAGCTCCTCAAATAACTACCCCAGAGGGTAGAGAACAGGCTATGGTTGGTGGTCTTGTGGGTTTGCTGACGGGTGGTATAGGGGGAGTAAAGACGGCTAAAGCAAAAGATGCCAGAACCAAAGAGGCACTTGAACACTTTAAGAACTTAGATAGTAGTTTGAACCTGAAAACTGCTGGGAGAGAGAATAAACAAGCTGAGAGATACTATCGACAGATGGAGGCAGCAGAAGCAGCAGGAGATGTACAAGCTTACGACGATGCTAGATTTGGTTTGCTTCGTACACTTGCATTTGAACATGCAAAGAAGGGTACATTCGATGCATTTGTAGAGAGACTTGAAGATGCAAAAGAACTTTCACCCGATGAGTTTGACTCTTTGTTTGGTGTAGACTCTTATAACAATAAGTTCAGAGGAGAGAAGGGTAGGTTTACATCTAGAGAGCAGCAGCAGAGGGACAGAGTAGATGAGATTATCAGTAGAGCGCAGGAGACAAAAGATATGTTTGAGCAGGTGCAAGAAATGTATCCTCCTGTATCCCCAAAGGGAGCGTTGCTCAAAGGGTTTACTCGTATGGTAGGGGGCAAGGAGAGGTTAGAAGAACTGCGCCAACAAGATGAAGACACAGATCTTTACAAAAGAGCCATGGTCTATGCTGCCACTCAATCAAAGCATGCAGAGGCTAGGCTAGAAAAAGACTTTGCACGTCTAGCTGCACTTGACCCAGAGCTTAACATCGAAGAACTTAGAGATGTACAACGAAAGACGCTGGCTGAGATATTCTTCAAAGACCCTCAGAGCAGTGAGGAAAGTGTGCGAGAAGTGCTTGAGACAGAGCTTTATGAAAAAACATTTGAATCGTACAAAAGAGCTGTAGAAAATGATCCTACAAAAGCAGCTGAAGCTGCATCTCTAGTAGAGTCTATTAGAACTCTGATGGAGAATCGCAATACAGCTACGCTTGCATATCAAAACTTAGAGCGATCTCCTGACGCAAGAGACTTGTTTGTCTCTCGTCAAAAAGCTGAAGAGACTAGACAAGAGCAACTTCGCATTGACAAGCAGGCAGACGACGTAATAACAAATACTGAGAGGGTAGATGATATAAAGGCCGCCCTGAAAAATCTACCAGAAGATGTTAGTCCGAGCGCGAGAAAGAGAGTAGTAGACGCTAAGAATGAGAGAGTTGCTCAGCGTAATACTTTCCTTTCAAAGTACAGACGTATGGAGCCGGAGGCTGTTTCAGCCATTGACCCTACTACAGTAGAGGATGCTTTGGAGAGAGAAGCTCTGGAGATAGACCAAGCTGATATAAAGTCTGGTAAGAGAACAAAGGCTGTTGGTAAGAAGAGCAAGAAGGGGGAGACAAAAACCACCAGAGATAGCAATAGACGTAACAGGAAAAAGGAGGCAGGCAATAGTCAGGACACCAGCTCTTCCGTAAACCAACGAGGCAGCGCTCGTAAAGCCGCTGTTCGTGAAGGGCAGGAGAATGAGATTGTAACTCAAACCACCAATCCCGAGACTGGGAAGAAGAGCGGACAGTTCCAACTTGTTCCAGGCACGGACATTGTTCTTGTAAACGACAAGGGGGTACCTGTAGCAGGAGAGTTTGGGGATACTCAAACAGTAGACGGAGTGTCTGTGCTAGATGGTAGAGAGCTCTTGGCAGACCCAGAGATTGGGGCAGGCACAAAAGCTACGATAGAGATTGTTGAGACAGACTGGTGGAATACAAAAGCCACAGAGGAGGAGAAGAATGACCCTGTAGCAAACATACCTATGTTCGTTGTAATCAACGGCAAGCGGGTGGGTCTTCTGAAGTCAGGTAAAACTGCCATCAGAGAAGCTGTATTCCAAGGAGAAGAGTTCACTGGAGAAACAGTGGAGGTAACCATTGCTGAGAAGTATGCTAGTAATGTAAACAACACAGAAGTAGTAGGAGAGCTTGGCGCTAGAACCAATACGAAGTTCTTCTACAATCCAGTAGAAGCTCTTGGTAATCCTGCAGTCGGGGTAGTTACTATAGGTCCAGATGGCTCTAATAAGTTTACTGTACCACAAGGGGACTTGAGCAACGAGGTATACGAAGAGATAGAGAAGTCTATCATAGAAAGAATGCCGAAGGGTGTAGTGCCCGGTCAGGTATTCTTTGTAGTACCGCATCCTAATGGTGGGTACATGCCTATAATGGGACAGACAGCTACGTTGTCCCCAGCTGTGCAGGGGGAGGTCATTGATGCCATGACGCGAAGTGATCAAGAGGCACAGAACTTACTTCAGGGACTGGTGGGAAGCAATGTTCTGTATACTGTAGAGGGTCTAGGTGATAGCAGGACTCCCAAGATACTCATATCCAAGCAAGCAGGTGATGTTGTATTGCACACCTTCAATGCTGTAGATGAGAACGGCAACTTGGATCAAAGCGTATCTAAGGACGGTAAGATGCTTATCCGCGTAAGCAACAAGACCCTGGATAAAGTAATGAACGGGGAGAAGCTTACATTCGACGACCTCACTGAAGTTGAGCAGGCAACACTCCTGGTCGAACCAACAGTGGTAATCGGAGAAACAGGAGCAGAACTCACCAATGAAGTTGGTGTTGCTTTGGACAACAGAGCTGCAGCAGACTATGCAATAAAGAACCTTGAAAAGCTTGTACGTAACGTAGTCAAGGCTAAGAGATACCAAGTATCACAAGATTCTCTGAATACCAATGGAGACTTTGTAGACCCATTCGGTAATGTAGTTAAGGCAAAGGACGGAGTGGGTGGGCACATGCAGTACCTGACAAGACTTGAGCCTGGTGTTTCGCGCACAGGACACAATGGTATACTGTCATCCAATGTTAGAACTGTTAATGGTACAGCATTCCATGACATAGGACTAAGACTTAGCGGCGAGTTTACTGTAGACGGTAGCGTTCAGAAAGCGAACGATGCAGTACAAGAAACTGTCCCACAAACTCAACCTTCTGAGAACAGCAGCACAACACCAGATCCCTCCAATCCATTCGATGGTCTTGGGGATTTGACAGGAACCGATGACTCAGGCTTTGACCCCAATAGTATAGACGAGCCTGAAGGAGAACCTGCAGCGGGGGACACAGTCATTGAAGATGGTGAAATAGATGAGGACGGTAACATTGTGTTCCGTGCTGCGCCAGAAACATCACAGGTGCTTAACGAACAGCAAGCAAAGGCTTGGCTGCGTGAGAGAAACATACCTGTGGAGATGTACGAGCAGGTCATGCGTATTGGTAATGGGGTTGCTCATGGATATATGGAGAATGCCACAGTCCATCTGTGGACACAGGGCGAGGTAGGTACAGAATACCACGAGGGTTTCCACTATGTATTCCGGACACTGCTCAATGACAAGCAACGTAATGCATTGTACAAGGAGGCAGCAAAGAGATACAACCTCACACAGGAGGAGCTGAATAGCTTGAAGGGACTTAACCCTGACCTTGCTCTTGAACAACTCAGAGAGCTTGGTCTTGAAGAGCGTATGGCTGAAGACTTCCGAGACTATGTCATGACTGTGGAAGAGACAAGTAAGACTCTACCAGGCAAGATTCGCAAGTTCTTCAAAGACTTGTACAACTTCATCAAAGCTCTGTTCATAGATCCAGTAAGCGTGCGGCAGTTGTACTCTTTGATTGAGTCCAACAATATCCCAAAGAGCTACCTGAGAAACACACAGAAGTTTACTACCAAGGCATCTGCCTTCGCGTATGTACCACTGGTGGGCAATAGAGATACACATAAGGATATCACACTGTCCTTGAGCACTAGGTTTATCGAAGCATTCAATGCTAAGAGAGCTCAGGTGGGACGTGATCTGACACAAGCAGAGTATGCACAACTACTGGGATCAAAGGACAACAAAGGCTCAGTGGCAGAAGCATTGCTCAGGGACTCTGTTAGATACAAGGACACAGGTCTTAAGTTGAACACGCAGGACTTTGTAACTCTTAAGCAGGCACTTGCTGCAGGTGAGAGCTTTGGCTCAACCATCAACAGCTTGGGAGCTATCCCAATGCCTCCAAGTGATACAGGTCTACCAGACTCATTGCTCAAGAACATGAGCAACGAGAACCAATACAAGACAGCCCTTGTATTCAAATCACTCTACGAGAATTGGGAAGACAACGTAAGTAGAGAGGGCTTGGACAACATAGAGTCCTATGGGTTCCGCAGTGCTATGATACAGGACCTCGAGCGCTTTGGGTTTACAATCAAGTACCAACAGCTCAACAACAAAGAGGACCAGCAGAACAAGAATAGGGAAGATGAGTTCGATGAGATATCGCAGTTCGACAAGGTGTATGCTTTGTCTAGTATAGAGCAGAACCCCATGGATAGCCTGAGTGGGGAGACCAAGAGAATACTCTCCACCATCAAGTCCGAGAAGCCAAACTTCTTGGGCCTCTATACATACGTCGATGTCAACCACGTAGTGCGATTGATTGTACCTGCAGCTGCAGACAACACACGCCTTGACGACATTGTAGAAGCAATACGAGTAAAGTCTTTGGAGTTCCCAGAGCTGATACCTGTAGTGGATGCACTCAACAATGAGTTTACACCACAACAGAGAGCACTGTTCAAGAGAACCTTTGCCAACACGTACAACAGACTGCGCATCTTGGAAGAGTCTTTTGACGATGATAATAACAAGAGCAGCCGTATCATAGACTCAAACAGAAAGGATGCAGCCCGAGCTGCAGTTGATGAGTGGAACCGTGGTGGTATACAGAAAGTAATACAAAAAGACAATGCACCACTGAGGGTAACCGACGAGGGTAAGCTTGTTGTCAATGAAGAGTTCGGGGAAGGTATTGAAGAGGGGCTCGAAGGTCAGAACAGAATCGATCTATTGGTAGGGTCTTACCGAAATCTTAAGGACCGTACTCTTAATATAAACGAGAGGATCGAAGCCATGGCTGATGTGATGTACTACCTGGGCATGAACCTGGGTAAGGACAGAGCTCAGTCTAGATACAGATTGAAGCGTTACCTCGACCAAGGAACAGACCCCACACTTGCATTCAACAGACTCCTTGCAGGAGACAACAGGATTCAGCTTGACAAAATGCTGGGGTCTATCGTTGACATCAAGATGGACAAGAACGGTATACCCATAGGTAAGTATAGCGTTAAGGAGACCCCATCCAACTACTTCCTCAAGGAGTCCTCTAGTGTGAGGGCTGCTGCTGAAATCAAGAAGATGTTTGAGGTGCCCCTCGCCATGTCGATTGTCAATGGTGCTGGTAAAGCAGTCTACCCATACAACCTCCAAACTCCAATGTCTTCCATTGTGGAGCAAATGCAGAAGGAGGAGATAGGGGAAGACGAAAGGAACGTCCTCAAGATGATGGAGAAGGATGAGTTCTTCCACACCATGGGTATAGGACAGTACCAGTCAATACTTATGCGTTTGGGTGAGAGCAACAAATTTGCCATCGAAGCATTCTCTCTTGACGTGTTCAAGGTAGAGGACGATGAAGTCAGTGCCACTGAGTACAAGGATACAAGTGCTCGAGAAAGTCTGCTTGTACGATTGGATGCTTACGCCAACAACGGCAACACCAACCTTGCTGTCTACGCCGTACCCACACAAGAGGGTAGAGGACGTATGGACTTCTTGGTTATGCCCCGTTTCGGAAATACCAAAGCTTTGAAAGCTGCGGGCTTGCAGGACATCAACGGGCACAGAGCAGCCATCAAAGGTTTTATTGTACAAGACCTTATCAGAATCAACAGGGACGAGAAGATCATTGAGTCTGGGGAGAATCTTATAGCAGATTACCACACCGGACTGGAGACCTACCGCACGTTCCAACTCAGTGGGGTAGAGGACAAGCTCGTAGACAACGAGAAGCTCAGCGAAATGATAGACGCCGGTGCTTTGGATATGGAGGGCACTCCAGAGTTCGATAGATTCCACCAAGAAGTAGACAAGATGGTAGATGACTACCTAAATAAGCAGGTGTCCCAAAGAGTGAATGAGCTCAAGGAACGTATAGATAAGTACAACCTTAACGTTGAGGGTAAGTCTAGACTCTCTACAGAGAACATAAAGAAGCTGGGGGGAATGGACCAGTTCCTAAGGAACTTTGTGATCGATGACACCATCGCTCGTTTGGAGATGGCCAAAGTATTCCGTGGTGGAATTGCAACAGCAACGAATGTAACAGACTTCTACAAGCGTATGGGCTTGCTCAACACCCCAGGTAACATCTTTATGATGCAAGGCGAGGACATGTCCAACCCTGAGTTTGGTATGCTCAACGAGTTCAACCAGATGGCCATAGAGGATGTAGTCAGCGTAGAGAAAATACACGATGATATTGCTAAGAAATACCAAAAGCTGTTGGAGTCACAGGGAGTTGAGAAAGCAAAAGCAAAACTCATAGCTGACCAGTACAAGACAGGTATGGCTAAAGCCACAGATGCACAAGCCTTCATCAGTCCTCAAATGTGGAGAGCCATCAAGCAAGGTGAGGGTACCTGGACGGATGAGATGGATCAGATGTGGAAGAAGTGGGAGAAGGGAGGTAAGTGGTCCTTTGGATACACAGAGCCCTTCAAGATGTACTACGAAGATCAGAAGAGTGTGCCGTTCACAGTAAAGAACAAGGACGGTTCTCTTGAGACTATCTACAAGTACGTCACCGACATGGACAAGAACTCTTACCATGTGCTAACACCTGACTTTGTAGGTAAGCCTGGTAAGGTTCCGACTCTTATACAGCAGATGTATCAGAAAATGCAGGATGAGAACATCCACGTCATCAATACAGTATCTGCAAAGAAGGGCGCTAAGCAAAACATCTTTAAGGTAGATGAGACCAGAGAGAAGGGATTGTTCAATGGTGCAGTTGTAACTAAGCAAAAAGGCTCGAGCCTTCGTAAGCCTCAGACCATAAACGACAAGGAGTTTGACATCGTAAGATTGAGCAGACAGCTTCGTAAAAACGGTATCAACTTGGTGCAGCGTGGAGAGAAGTACGTATTGAACGCAGGTATACCGGGGCTTGAGCGAGAAATGACAGGTCAACAGCTGCTTGATACATACCACAATAGCTTCGAAGTAATGCTGCAGACTCAGATGAATGAGTTGAAGGCAGAGATGGGCTACACCAAGTTGCAGGAAGCACAGCAGTCAGGAGATCCTAAGGCTATTCAGGATGCCAGAGTGGAGGTGTACAAAAAGCTGCGCGATTTGTTCTTGAAGGAGAACATCAAGCGTGACAGACTTGACGAGAATACAGAGCGTCAATTGCAGCTTGTGTTTGAAGACGGTATAGTTGACTTCGCAATCCCACTGGGGATGCCGGCGTACGTAGACAAGTACCAGAACCTGTTCTTCAGCTTGTTCAAGAACAGAGTTCTCAAGACAATGATGCCTGGAAAGGAAGTTGTGCAAGTAGCATCACCGGGTAAGTATGATGTATTCAACTTCGATACCAAAGAGTACGAACAAAGAGAGCTACGTTACTTGGATGTAGAGGTAGGGGAAGATGGTTCTAGGATAGTACACGCTGAGGTATTGATATCAGCACCTATTGCCAAGAGACTTGGACTCAAGCCCGGAGATGATTTATCCACAGTGCCTGAAGAGTTGCTGAGAGCTCTTGGATATCGTATACCGCACCAAGGTAAGTCATCTACCTTGATGATGAAGGTGGCGGGTATACTCCCGAAGTCTTACAACAAGTCCATCGTTGTACCTGGTAACATCACAGTGATGATGGGTTCTGACTTTGACGTTGATAAGATGTTCGTCATGTTCCCTGAGTTTGCAAAAGCCTCAGAGCTGTCAGGAGACTTGCAGAAAGTAACACTTGACAACTACGAAAGTCTACAGGCTGAAGCAGGGCAGGACTTGTTTATGGCAGCACACAAGAACAACATGCTTGATGTGCTAGAAGCAGTTGCAGCCGCACCCCGGCACGCAGAAGAGACACTCACTCCTCTCGCTACAGATGCACTGGATGCTATCATAAAGAAGCTCCCAAAGAAAGATGTAGAGTCCCTTCCGTTTGACCACCCACTTAAGGAGTTGCAGATGGAGGAGAACTACAAGTTCGCAGCACAACTCGTAGGGGTATACGCAACGCAGCTTGCTGGTTTGTCAGTAGCTGCTAATGGAAACCAAGGTAGGGGAGTTGCTGTCCATGAAGCAAGAGAGGTTATAGTAAATGGTACTCAACACAATATAATAAGTGGTAGTAAGGAATCGTTTGGTATACTCATTGAGCACCTCTCTGGTGCACTCGATGCAGGTAAGAAAGTAATACAGCCTGCGCTCAACGATAACCTGCTTACTGCTACAGCCAAGACGTACCTGTACTCCTTGGGAGTTGATCCCCTTCTCGTCACCAAGATGCATAGAGCTCCTATCGTCATGGACTTCGTAGAGAAAGTGAACGTTCAGGGACTGAGCCCTATGGCTGCATTCTCTGAGTTGGGTCTTACGTCAGCCTCTGTTAAGGCTATCAAGAGCTTAAGCTTGGCAGACGGTCTTACGTTCAAGCCTACGACAACTGCAGAGATAGATGAGGTTCTTAAAATGGAAAGGGTGAAGTCCGGAGTTGAACTTGACTCCGCAGAAGACCTAGAATCCCTTGTAGAAGAGAGGCAACAGGCCATAGATAGAATAAGAGACATCACAAGAAGTACTAGAGGTAAAGTAAGTACTTCATACATATATCCAAGCGGGCCTATAAGAGGAGTTAGACTGACTAGCACCAATACTGAACAAGAATTAATTGAGCAGATTGATGCAATATTTGATCCACTTATGGAGTCTGCTTTAAATGCAGATCGTAAGGATAAGGACGGTAACTACCCACAAGAGGCAGTAGACGCTCTGCGTAATTTTGCTGTGACTTTCTACGCAGGCAAGGATATGGAGAAGTTGTTCAAGGCAATCGTAACAGATGTTGCAGACGGCATAGGTGATCTTGGAACTCTCCAAGTTATACTCGAGAGCATCGAGAGCTTTGACAGAGGAAAGGGAATGTTCGGCTCATCAGATGTATCACAGTTCTTGCAAGGAGATGCGTTTGGAATATCCAAAGCATTCTTCTCTCAGTTCTCTGAGATGTTGGCACTGACTTCAGACTTCTTTGTTGGGGCAACACCTGCGTTCAAGCAAGCAAAGGATAACCTCATAGGTCTTACAGACAGAGGCAGCTCGTTTAGTGAAGAGGAGCACCGCATGCTTGACAGGCAACTGTTCTACATGATGATGACGAAGGAAGGGTCTCCACTAAAAAGATTTATAGGCCGTTCATCTCAGATGAAGATGGTGAACCCACTTGACAATCTGGTAATTGATCTGGCTACTATGCGTAAGAAGTTTCCAAAGGAGATTGGGGACAACAGATTCATAATGCAGCTGCAAGAATCACCATCCAATGAAAGTGAGATGAACAGAGTCTTCAATATCCAGTTCGAGAACATGGACAAGATGACTACGGAGCTCAAGGATGAAATGATTGCAGCGTTCGAGGACATACTGTTCAGTGAGAATGAAGAGATAAGGAAGTTCGGAAGGAAGCTTGTAATGAACCAGCTCCTCACCACAGGGTTTACTCCTGGGTATGGTGCGTACTACGACCTTATCCCTGCTAGATTCTTTACCACCAAGGTAGAAGAAGGAGACACACAGACTCCAGCACAATGGGCACGCACTCAGATACGTGAGGTGCAACAGAACCCAAGTTACTTCAGCCCACTAGAATTGGTGGAACTGCTGAGATCTGTTGGTACAAGAAGAACCAAGGGCAAGCTGTTCATGGATGTCAAAACTGTTGCAGGTAGAGAGGCATTTAAATCTGAAGGGTCTCAGAGCACAGTAGACATGGTAAAGCTCACGGACTTCGATGGTACTACAATAGATGGGCCTGTAGTTATCCTGGCCAAGAAGCCGGGCAAGTCCAAGGTAGATAAGTACCAGATGTTTATGCGCAGAGCTAAGGGTCAGTACGTAGCGCTCAACCAAAAGAGCTTGACTGGTCAACTCAACGAAATAAACTCAGGAGCAAACTCAGCGTTGGTGGATTCCCCAGGTTCTAACGAGTTGAGGAAAGGTCTAGACCCCAATCAGATACTTCATGTAGAGGGTGGTACAATAGAGATGATCAAAGACGTCTTTGCGAATACAGCAAAAGACACTAACTTAAGAACTATATCCTCCGATCAGAATGACAAGAGGATCGTAAGTAAAAAATGTAACTAATGGCTTGTGAGTATCTAGGACCAAACGGACAGTCAGATCCCATACTGACTCAGACCTTGCAGTACGCAGAGGACACCTCTAAGGAGAACCGCTCGAAAGAAGACGTTATGCAGATCTTGGAGGACCAGGGTCTCATCATGATGATTGGTGAGAATCAACCTGTACTCGTCAATGAGTTGGTTGAGGAGTCACTGCAGACAGTCAAGAGCATCAATGAGGGTGCATCAAAGTACTTTGGGGCAGGTGCTGAACTTATTAAGCTTCGTAAAGCTGGTGATATATACCATGTAGAAGTAAACCAGGGAGTACTGAAAGGTATGGAGCTTAAGGACTCCGAGTCCCTCAACGAAAATACTGAGGATAATACTGAAGGTAGCATACCACAGGCTGAGCAGACAGAGGAGGATGAGATCAGTGAAGAGGAGATGGACCTCGACGAGAGAACAGACTTCATGAAGAAGACCACTGACCAGCTTATTGTTAATCTGCAGAAGCAGATAGACAGGTTGGAGAGAGTGCCTGAAGATAGCCAGTTCAAGCGAGAAAGACTTGCTGAGATGCAGGTACTACAACGTCAGCTAAAGAAAATAGAACTGGACAAGGCTGACCTAGATGATTACATGGACTTCGTTAGATTCATTGTACATACATCCAACAAAGCTAAGAGACTTGTAGAGAAGATCAATGACAACTACTCTGACAATCCCGAGGGGGCATCTCAAGAGGAGAGGGCTAAGATGCTTAAGGATCTTACAGAGCTCAAGAAAACAATAGATGCGTTCTACAACGACAACAATGGTAAGTCTCTAATCTTTAATCTTGAAAGTTTAATCAGCGGCCTCGACGATAACATAGACGATCTAGATGACACTGTCATTATGTTGGAGGATGCTACTCGTGATATGATCGAGGTGAACGAACAGTTCATGGACACAGGGCTTGAGATACAGGTAGATTACCTGTTGTCTTTTGCTCCCCCAGCAATCAATGTAGAACTGGATCAGAGGATTGCAGGCATCAAGGCCAATAATAGAATAGATGGACTAAATAGATTTGATAAGAGATATCCTAAGGCCCGAAGGGAGGGTCTAGATTCTGTGATAGCTTTGAATATCAAACAGCTTCAAGAGAAGAAGATCGGGAGGGAGTCCATACTCAAGGAGCTGCGACAGACACACAAAGACCAGAGCAAGATCTCTGCGTTCTTCTCCCCCATAGTGTACAGTAAAGATACCACCATCAAATTGTTTGCCGAAGCTGTGCGTAAGTCCCTTGTTGATGCGAACAAAGAAACCCTGGACTTCAAATACGATGTTATGCAAGAAGCATACAGAGAGTACGTGGAGTCTCAAGGTGTTGGGGAAGCAAACGTCAAGGTATTGTATGACCCAATCCTAGAAACAATCACCATATCTACCTTGGACAACAATGGGGATCGTGTTGATGTCAAGACTGTAGCTTTTGTGCAGGAGTACGACATGAACAAGTTCAACTTGGCAAAAGC